TGCGGATCAACAAAGGAAGAAAATAGATCGCATTGATCAAGCCCCAAATTACGAATGTCCAATTGGCTCCGTGCCAGAAACCACTTACAGCAAAAATGACAAATGTATTGCGAATCATTTTCCATTTATTCACTCTGCTTCCACCGAGAGGTATATACAAATAGTCTTTGAACCAAGAGGATAATGAGATGTGCCAACGCCTCCAAAATTCTGCAATATCTCTAGAAAAATAGGGGGTTCTGAAGTTGGTCATAAGATGAAACCCGAGTAAGCGTGCTGTCCCGATAGCAATGTCTGAATATCCGGAAAAGTCGCAATAGATCTGAAAAGCAAAAAGAATTGCAAGAAGCACAAAAGGCCGCTGCTGCTGAAATGGATCAGCTTTATGGTGCAATTGGCGATTCAATCCAGACCGGCATCGTTGATTCGTTAACAGCTGCAGTGGACGGCACAAAGTCGCTTGCTGAAGTCGCTTCTGACACGTTGAGAAGCCTTGCCAATATCATGCTGAAATTCGGCCTGCAAACGTTCTTGGGCGGCCTTGGCGGTGGCGATCCAAACAACATTTTTACCAAGCTTTTTGGCGGTGGCAGAGCCTCTGGCGGCACCGTTAAAGGTGGCACGTCATACCTTGTGGGTGAACGTGGCCCTGAGCTGTTTACGCCTGGCCGTAGCGGCAGCATCGCACCAAACAACGCAATGGGAGGCGCTAACGTAACTGTAAACGTTGACGCTTCTGGTTCTTCTGTGCAAGGCGACGGCCAAAACGCAGCGCAGCTTGGCAAGGCTATCGGCTTGGCTGTGCAAACTGAATTGCGGAAGCAGCAGCGACCCGGAGGCATATTGGCACGCTAATGGCTACTTTCCCTGGTCCTACAACAAGTCCTGCGGCGCCTAATCCAAGCTACGGCTCGCAAAAGCAAAGCCAGCCAAACACAAGGGTTGTCAAGTTTGGCGATGGCTACGAGAAGCGGCTAACTTTCGGATTGAATCAAAATCCAAAAGTTTGGTCTCTGGAATGGAGCAACATTTCGGAAGCAGACTCCGACACCATTGAAGACTTCCTAGATGCCCGTAATGGCGCGGAAAGCTTTGATTGGACGCCTTTAGACGAGACGACTGCTTACAAGTGGGTGTGTGAGTCTTGGGCAAAAAGTGTGCCTTATACAGGTCGCGCTACAATTCAGGCATCATTCCGTCAAGTCTTCGAGTAATCCACCATGGCGACGATCGTTACCCGCAGTGGCAAAGGCAGCCCGCTGACCCACACGGAGATGGATGCCAACTTCACCAACCTTGACGCAGACAAGGCTGGTTACACGACTGCTGGTGATGGTGGCGCGGTTATTCAAGGAACAAGCAAAAGCACAACCGTCGTTTTGAACAACAAATGCGGCAAAATTACAATGCACAGCGCAGACCTAGCCGCTGACACAACCGTTAGTTTTACCCTTACAAATAACACGATAGAAGAAGGAGACGTTTTGATCTTGAATCATATTGACGTGGGCGATATCGGCTCTTATCTTTTGAATGCAAAGTGCGCCGATGGCTCGGCAACAATTTACGTCAGAAACATCACGTCAAGCGCCCTTGAGAACCAGGCCATTGTAATTGGCTTTGCTCTAGTCCAAGCGCGACACGACTGATCATGCGTTATGCCCTAGTCGGTTACTACCAAGGAACCGGCTACGTTGTCGGTGACGAATTTGAGCTAATTTTCAGTGAGCTGCAGTCGGCATCGCCTTCTGCAATCATTGAATTATTCCAGCTTGAGCTAAACGCTGCTCAACACGGTGCCGACATCACGTATTACTTCCACACTGGAACGCAAGAGGGCACAAGCGCTCCTATTGTCTTTGACGGTGAAAGTTACATCCCTTTGCCGCTTAAAGCAGAGGGTTTTGCGTATGACGGTAAAGGCTCTTTGCCTAGGCCGACACTTGCCGTCAGCAACCTTTTTAACGTTGTATCTGGCCTTATCGCAACACTGCCAGCAGGGCTAGAAGGCGCCAAGGTTACTCGCATCAGAACGCTTGCCAAGTTTTTGGACGCGGTTAATTTTGCAAGCGGCGTAAATGCCACAGCAGATCCTTCTGCTATGTTCCCGCTTGAGGTTTATTTTGTCGATCGAAAATCAGCAGAGACTCGCAGCATTATTGAGTTTGAGCTAGCAAGTGCTTTTGATTTGGTTGGCGTTAGGTCGCCAAAGAGGTCTTGTCTAAATATGTGCCAATGGGTTTACAAGTCTGCAGAATGCGGATACGACCCAACGGTTGGACCAGGCAAAGCAATTGACGGGACTAATTTCACGCGGTTTAACATAAATGATGATCCAGTTTTGTCGGACAGTAATGACATTTGCGGCAAAAGGCTTAGCAGCTGTCAGTGTCGCTTTGGGGAAAATGCTGATTTGCCCTACGGCGGTTTTCCATCTATCGGTTCTTATTATTCATGACCTGGCGCGTAGCAGCACAAGACCACGCCAAACAAGCCGCACCAGAAGAGTGCGTCGGGCTTGTTGTTGTTGTTGATGGAGCGGAGGTCTATTGGCCGTGCGAGAACATCGCTCAATACCGGCGAGATGATTTTGTGCTAAATCCTGCTGATTATGCAGCAGCGTCAGACAAAGGCACGATCACGGCAATTTTCCATAGCCATCCTGTAACGCCACCAAATCCAAGCGATGCCGACAAGGCCATGGCAGAGCAGCATGGCTTGCCTTGGTACATCTACAACCCATGCACGGACCAATGGTCTGACTATGTTCCGTGTGGCTTCAAGGCGCCTTTGATTGGCCGCAAATGGACCTGGGGCGTGCATGACTGCTGGACTCTGGTGCGTGACTGGTACGCAACGCAAGGCATCTACTTGCGCGACTGGGAGCGCCCGGTCACGCTTCAAGACTTTAATTCTGACCCTTTGTTTGACCGTTGTTGGGAGTCAACAGGCTTTCGGCGCTTGAAGGATGACGAGACTTTGCAGAAAGGCGACGCTTTGCTGATGCAGATTACCGGCAAGGGCTTAAACCACTGCGCCGTTTACATTGGCGATGGCATGATCCTGCATCACCTTGGTCGGCGGCTCAGTAGTAGAGATCTCTACGGTGGCTGGCTACAATCATGCACAGGACGGCGGTTGCGTTATGCTCCGTAAAATCAAGCTGTATGGGCCGTTGGCCAAGTTTGTAGGGCGTGACGTTCTTAAAGCTGATGTTGCGTCTCCGGCAGAAGCGGTTCGGATGCTGCTTGCAAACTTTTCAGGCTTAGAAGCGCACATTAGGAAGCACAGTTATCGCATTTTTTGCGGTGATGCAGGTCTGCAAGCTGCAGAGGAAACGCTTTTCCCTACATCAGCACCTGAAATTAAAATTGTTCCAGTTGTTGCAGGTTCTGGTGGTGAGGATGGTTTGAGCGTTGGGATGATTATTGCTGGCGTTGCGTTAATTGCGCTGTCAGCTGTCAGTTTTGGCGCTGGTGCGTGGGCTGGTGCATTGGGCGGTGCTGGAATATTCGGCAGCTTTGCGGCAACAGGTTCTATAGCTTTATTCTCAATTGGTGCAGGGCTTGTTTTATCTGGAACAGCACAGTTGTTGACGCCAACGCCTCAAATGCCAAAAGATGGCTTTAGCAGCAGTGGTTATGATCCGCGAGACTCTAAAGATCCACGAAACGGCTTCAGTTTTGCGGGTCTTCAAAACGTTGCACGACCCGGCGTGCCAGTCCCTATGGTTTATGGCAAAACCTTAGTGGGCAGTGTTGTTATCAGCGCAGGTGTTGAAGTTTTTCACAGCAAAGTTGCACCTGCGGTTCCGTCAAGCGATGCTCTTGGCACGGTTTTTGTTTTTGATGCCACCGGAAAAGAATTATGAGCATTAAGCCAAGAATTATCGGCTCTGGTGGCGGCGGCGGCGGCGGATGCTTTACTGGTGAAACGCTTGTTTGCGTGCCAGGCGGTCAGCGTCGGATTGACGAAATCAAAGAAGGCGATCAGGTCATCAGTTTTGATGACAAAGGTTTAACGCAAAGCGCCAAAGTTCTTGCGGTTCACAGGCACGAGAATGAGCAAGTTGTTCGCTATACGCTTTGGGGCGGCGAGTATTTAGACGCTACGCCCAATCATTGGGTTTTGAATCAATACAACGCTTTTGTAGAGGTTGGATCGCTCGGCCCGGATGATTGCCTTATTGATGTTTGCAATCATTTGCGGCCAATTGTTGCTCGTGACAGCTTAGGGAAGGCAACGGTCTACAACTTAACCGTTGAAGGCCAGCATACTTTTATTGCTAATAACGTCCGCGTTCACAACGCTGGTTTAGGCCTGCGGGTTGCCGGTTCTGGTGGTGGCGGTGGTGGAGGCAAAGGTGGCGGCGGTAGTAGTAGTAGTAGTGGTGGTGGTGGTGGTGGTGGCTCTCGGAAGCAAGTAACTGCCGCTGACAATACATTCTCTACACAACATGCTTACGTTTACGACC